AGTCTGTAGTTTTGCAACAGTACTAGTATATGGCAGTTCCATATTTTGAATCATGGGTTGAAGAACATCATAAGAAATATTCTTTGTTGCATATATTCTTTCACCGCCACCCTTTGTTGTAGTTGTAGCAGATGTTGATGTTGAAATAATGAAACTATCAAGCTCTGGACTTTGAATTGCCGTATGAATTTTATTAATTTCAATTAAAGGAATACCAGCAAACATATAGAGTTCAACAATACTATCATCGTCGTGTGCAGCAGCAGTAGTGTTGGTACCATCACCATTAACTGTTCCGCGAGCAGAAACGTTTAGTGTTGTAGAACCTGTTTTTGAGCTATATGTAATCAGTTCTTTATCAATCTTAATTGTTCCAGAAGATGGGAAGTTTGTAACATCATCACAAACAATTGTAGTGGCCGCATCTGTAATTGAACCATTAAGTTTTGTTGGATTAACATCTGAAACTGCACCTTTAATTTCTACGTTATTATCAGTATCATGGTTTGCATGATTAATAAAGTTAATTTTTACTTTACTCTGACCAGAAACAGACTCTAAAGGATTTAGTGGAAGTTTTGGTATTAATCCATTACCACCACCCGAAGAAATTTCTGCCTCAGTAAAGGCCTCATTGACTACAGTAAACGTTCCATTCTTTGTAGTATCGAATGATGCTCGTCGTAGAGTAAACTTTAAATCTTCATATTGTGATGCTGTCCAAGTAGAGGCGTTCTGTGATTTAAATAAAGAACCTAATGTTGGTTGTGTAGAAATAGCTCTAGAACCACCAATATCAAGTTCTCCTAATTGAGAAATCCAAACTTTATATTCTGGACTGTCCGAAGCAACAACAACACAATACTCTGTGAGGTTTTTAAGATAAACTGGACTTGGGAAAGTAAACGTAGTTGCCGTTGTTCCATCTGTTGCATTTGTATTTACTTCCGAAGGTGTTAGTGATTTCTTAGAAAATGGTAATATTTCTTGTGAAGGATATCCATTTGACATTGATCTAATTTCTACCCAAACAGGCAGACTGGTATCTTTATGAGAAAAGAATAGATCAACACTCGTTACAAACATTCCACCTTCTTTGTCTACCATAATACTTTGTGCTAATGGATCATACCAATTACCAACATTTGTATCACCAGAACTACGAGTAATGGTTCTAGTTTCTTCTACTGCAACTTGATTAACTTCTGCATTTCGAGTTGCTAAAATCAATTCTTGTTTTGTCTGTTTATGACCAATTGCCATGTATTCTTTTTCAGCAGAAGTATTGACAAATCCACCAACAAGACTATTGGTGTTACTATCTGTAAGTCTAAATGTTCTTCGGCCTACACGGAATCGTTTTGTGTCTGTGTTGGGAAGTTTAAATCGTCCATACAAAGTACCAACACTATTTGTTACTAGAGGATTACCATATGTTTGATCGTTTACAGGAGTGCCGGATAACCAGTTTTGTGCTTCTTCATACTGATTACCAGTATTACGAGTAACTCCAGTAAATGATGTGGCTGTTTTGCCAGTATAAGTCATCTGTTCTTGTTTTATAAAACCAATTCCAAAAGGATCTACTTCTGTAGTATCTCCAATACCAATAGTTCCGGATGAAGGGAATCCAGTAGTCGAGGTCACATTTACTGTTGTATCTGCTTTTGCTAGATTAGATGTCAATGTTGTAGAAGATGCACTTATGCCGATTGGTTTAACATCTGCAGCTACATCAACACCATCAAAGAAAGCATAAACTCTTGTGTTGGGTTTCATACCAGTTACAGAGAAATTAATGTCTCGTGAACGCATCCAAGGAACAATCTCAATATTTGTTACACGATCTCCCGCACTAATATTGTCGATACGTTCTACTAGTCTTGTATTTGTTCCCGTTCTGTTTTGTCTTACATCAACAGACGACCAGCTTGATTCTACTCGTCGAATAAGATTACCTGCAGCACCAGATCCATTTGCATTTCGTTCAATTGTTACTGATGAACCGCCTCTGCGATTGCCCGTCCAAACATCATTCCAAGAATTCCAAACAGTTCCTAAAGCACCAGCTTCCCTTTGTTCACGAAGCATTTGCTCATAGTTACCTTCAACATTAACAGTAATAGCTGGAATTCTGTCATCGTCCATCCAGATATCTGTTTCTGGTTCAAGTATTAGATTGCCTACCCATTGAGTTACTGAATAAGGATTTACACTTTCTACTCTACTTGCGAATGGTTGTACAAACTCATCAACTTCATCATAAAGAAGTGTAATGAGGTCTCCAGTCTTTTTATAACTTAATGATGTCCTAGTAGAATCTGAAGTTGCTTCTTCAATGAGATTTACACCACTTTGATAACCAACAGGACGTAAATGTCCCTGGCTGGGATCAACAGAAACATGATAATCTTTATGAGAAGAATAACCCACGTTATGACCATAGAAATTATCAACAACAAATCCAGATTTAAAGCGATTTAAACCATCACCATCAAGAATCATGTAAGAATCTGTTTCTCTTTCTAGCAATCCTAGAGTTGTAGAATATTCAAGATTAGCAATACGAGTTTCGAGCTTGCTAATGTCTTGCATTGTGTAACCCTTATTATTCACATAATTTAAAAGAACATCGTCAGGAGTAAATGTATAAGGAGGTACATCAATTCTTGCAACTAACATATTAATATTGTCTGTTGCTGGGAAGATTGGTTGTTCTGATGGAATACCTTTTGTAATACTCCATTCTCCTTCTTTGTCAAGATAGAGCAAATCTCTACGACCCAAATAGAAGTCATAATCTGTTGTAATGTTGCCATCGGGTTCTACAAGATTTCCTGCAACAGCACCTGTGTCTTCAAAGTTCTTATTTGTAAATGAGAAAGGACTTGTGCTTGGTGTTGCTTGATCTTTTACACGAGGACGAAAATCTAAAGAATCTCTTAAAGGATATACTCCAATAGGAGCTCTAGAATCAATGTCAACTCTAGAAGCAACATAGTATGGAATTTCGTCATAGTCAACCTGACCAGTATATGAATCTACGGAGAAATAATCTCCAGTGCCGTGTGTAAAGTAATCATAGATAATCAAAAGTCTTCCTGTTGGAACTTGAGAGTCAGGTCGTCGAGCAATTCTACCGATATCATAAAAAGAATCTCGTTGTCCAGTATCCAATACAAAAGAAGATGTTACATTTCTATCTCCGAGAGTAGTTGCACTAATTGATGCTGTAAATCCTGAAGTGCCGCCAGTAATTGAGTCTAAAGTTGTAAATGTGCCATTAAGTTTTACATAATTGATTGTACTTGCGGCATCACTAATGATACGACCTGTTGCTCCAGAAGAACTACCAGTAATAATTTCACCAACAGTAAATGTTCCTGTTGCGTTTGTTGTTGTTAGTGTTGGAGAAACTGCATCCGTACTATTGCTTGCAGATTCATATACTGCATGAAGTTTATATACGTCTGCATAAGAAAGTGAAATTTCTGAATCAGTAAGTCTTTCACCATAAACGTTTTGATAGGTTCCACCACCAACGTGAGACTGAATTTGTTTTTGTGTCATCTTCTGGGCAGTTTTGGAACGTTGATTAGAAACGGCAACATTTACAGTACCCATAAGTTCAACTTCAGTATTACCACCCATAACAGTAGGATCATTAACAGTAAGGGTAATCGTTCCGCCACCAGAAGAAGTTCCAGTAATATCTACAACATCACCAACAGCAGCAGTACCACCAGCCGACCCAGTAACAGTCAGGGTATAATTGCGGCCAATCGTTGGAGCTGCCCAAGTTTGTCCTGCTGGTAAAGTAAATGTTGCTACACCACCACCAGTTGCTGTAGTAGTATATTGTTTTCTAAATGCATAGTTTGTGTCTGTATTACCACCACTATTAAGAAGTGTCTTAATGTTGTCCTTAGGCATTTTATACACAAGGACAGTTTCTTCAATCTGCTGAATAGCACCACGAAGTCTTTTAATGGAAACCTTTGTTAGATTATTAGTTACAGCTGAACTCAACGTGAGAGCTAGATTGCTTGCAATGTTTGTAACTCGTCGTTCTTCTTGAGCACCAGCTGCACCCGTTGGTAAAGAAACAATATCACCAACAACAAGATCAGTAGAAAACTCTGTACCATAACCCACAACTGCGGTACCCGTAACGTCAATTGTTCCGCCCAATGTTCTAGTTTCAGATAAAAGAATGTCTGAAGTATAGTCTAGACCTGTAGAGGTGTCCATGTAAACTTGTTTTACATCACGACCAAAATTCTTTGTAGCTATAGATGTAAAAGTACCAGCAACCGTATCAGTTGTTACACTTGAAGTAATACTTTCGCCGGGTAAAAAGTTTCCTTTCTGTTGCATTAATTGGAAAGTTGATGATGTTGTTGTAGTTGCAACAACAGTACCAGTTGCGCCGGATGTTGAACCTGTAATGACTGCATTTTCTGTTAATGAGCAATTAGAACTCATTGTAACTGTGTTGAACATTGTAATGTCAAACAGATAATGATGATAGATTGCAGCTACGTTTCCAATTGTACCACTATTATACTCAAAGGATCGTGAACGAGCATAACCAATATTAGATCCAGATGAACTACCTCTTACTGAAGTTTGTTGGTCATAAAGTTTTACTAATTTGAATGGATCAAGTGTAGAACCAACCAAGGTAACATCTGGTTGACCATAGACATTATCGACCTGAACGTAATTTCCCAGATCAGCAGGAATACTATCGTTTTGAACATTCTTAGATGTTCTGGCTTTATCAAGATTTACATAGGATGTTGTTTGAAGTTCAACCTCGTAACCATCAACATAAGCTTTACCTGGAGAAATTACAAGAACATTTTTAGTTGAATCTCCACCAGTTGCAGATGTATAAATTCCTCTATTTGTTCCATCATTTAAATGTTCTCTAGGTTCAATGTCGAAATGCTTTACAATATAATCACCAGATTCGTCATTTGTACGACGAGCAATCATATCAGCAACAACACTATACTCTGTAAATCTAATTTTATTTTCCAATACACCAGAATTAACTCTAACTAACTCAATAAAGTTAGAATCATCTGTTGCTGTAAGTGATTTCTTTGTGAGTGTTAATGTAAGCTTTAATCTGTGAGCACCAGCTGCGGCATAGTTTGATGAACCTTGAGCGTTGTCTAAAAGAGAATTATCAGCTTCAGGTGTAACAAGTGTTTCTGTTACTGTCCAACCAACTCGATATGATGGTGTATTTGTATATTTGTCTAGAACAATCGTTTGTTCTGTATTTTGTACCATGAACCCTCGGACAAAATAAATGCCCGCAAGAACTTTTACAGCAGATCCAGTTGCGTTTGCACTTGTAGCAGCAGATGTAGCTGAAACAACTCCAGAAGAATAGGAAGAAATTGCTTTATCAGCTGAAATGTTTTCTCCATCAGTAAAAGTAACTGTAGAGTTATCTGAACCAGTAGTTAAATACTTAACAAAAAGAGTATCAGGATCGCCAGTCGTAGCATCTGCGGCAGAATATCCAATAACTTTTGCAGTTACTCCTGATGTTGCTCCAGTAATAATTGCACCATCATATTGTGATAGATAAGTAGAAACTGTACCAGCGCCAAATGTTGATTGTAACTTTAAAGCATAATATTTACTGTCGTAACCAACACTACCAGGAATAACAATTGTTCCCTCTTTAAAGATATGATTACCAAACTGTTCAATTTGATTTTGAAGAAGACTTTGTAGAGAAGTTAATTCTCTTGCTTGGACCGCATATCCTGGTCGAAACAATACTCGATAAAAATCATCCTCTTTTGAGAAATCGTCCCAATAAGGACTTACATTAAAGTTAGTCTTGGCTGGCATATTCTATCCTTTATTAAAACTCAATGATTAGCTTTATATTTTCTGTCTGATCCGCAGCACGAATAATTGGAGCACGGTTTTCAATGTAAATAATATCTCCACTATAATAATCAATCTCTGGATTGTTTACTGCGGATACTGTGCCTGTTGCTGCACTAGCACTTGTAATTGTTTCTGAAACACTAAAATCAGTTTTATCACCGTTTGCATCAACACCAGTCCATTCTGTTTGAATGTATTTAAGAACCTTAGTTGAAGCATCATAATCTACGACTAATCCTTTAGCGCCAGAAGTGCCTCCAGTAATTACCA